TGTTTAAGCCGACTCCGGCATTTGCAACCGAAGCATTTAGGGTAATCGTGCTCTGTCTTGCAATGCCGGCGCTGATTGGGGTGCCCGTATTATTGTTGCAAGCCACATTTTCCCAGCGCATTCCGATATTTGTGCTTCCTAGATGTGACCACACTGCGTTACTCCTCACTGCCGATATTCTTTGATATGTGATCCAACTTCTAGTGCTACCGCTAAAAATAAACCCATTCCCATTCACCCCATCCAGCCACGTCTCTAGATTCTGCGTGCTCATCGCCGTCCGATCCCACCCGCCGCTGTAAGTGATGGGGCTGCCGTCCGTGCCGCTTTCTTGGATGGTTTGCAGTGCTGTCCCCAGCTTGATCGTCTCCCGCTTCCAGGTTGTGACCGTTTCGCTGGTGCCGTAGTAGCCGCGCACGCTGGTGCTGGTGGGTGTGGCGTTGGTGTCAGCATCCAGCATCACGCGGGTGCCGTTGATGCTCTGGATGCCCCACCACGTTTCGCCGGTGGTGTTCTTGCCGATCAGGCTGGTCAGCGTCAGAGAGTCGGCGGCACTGCTGGCTTTGCAGGCGATGATGTTGGACAGCAGGAACGTCTGAGCGCCGTTGTCGGTGTTGACATAGAGCGCAATGCTCTGGATGCTGTTGCCCAACGAAGTGCCCAGATCCACCGTCACCGGCATCCACCGGCCCGTAACGGCAAGGTTCGGGATGCTGATGGTGTTGACTGCCGTCGTGCCTGCATTGTCGGAGCAGAGCCGCAGATCCACTGCGCCGGCCGCGCCAATGCTGCCGGTGGTTTGCCGAATCCAGAAGCTGACCTGCTGGTAGCCGGATAGGTCAAGCGTGCCAGTGGGCCAGTAGGCGGCCAGTCCGGTCGTGAATCCAGCGGCAATGGCAATGCTGTCGCTCTGGTTGTGCTCCTTGAAGTTGATCGTATCAAATGCCGTGGTGACATTGCCGCCAGCCACTGCCGTCCACGCCGCCCTCCCCGGCCCCGTGCTGGCGATGTTCTGCGTGACGGCGCTGGCCAGCTTGACGCGGGTGTTGCTGCGGAGACGTACCTGGCCGCCACCTGTATGAGTTGCGTTTCCTGACGAACCGTTCAATGAAAATGTGTTTGTTCCAGTTGAAGTGATTTCCCATGTTCCATTGGCATTTGTATTGCCAGCCACGCTATTTATTACAACTGTGTCGCCCGTGCTATATCCATGGCTAGGAATTGTAATAACAATAGGCGTAGTATTTGAAGCCACGTCGATTGATTTGACAGATTGCAATGCTCCTGAAGTCCACGTCCCATTGATGCCCAGGCTCGTCGGCGCTGGGCTGCCCATGATGCGGATGGTGTCGCCTGGCAACGTCCGCACTGCCGTGGCGCCAGTGGTGATGTTCTTCCAGCGCCCGCCGATGTAATACTGCCGGTCTACGGTTTGGTTAGCCAGAGCCGTGCCGCCAGAAATCGCTGCAATGGTCAGCGACGTAGACGACACCCAGGCGGTGATGTTATAGACGGCGTAAATGGTGCCGTTGAAGATGCTGAGATACTGGCCGATCAGGCTGCCGTCATTCGGGAATGACGCTCCACTAGCACTGAATGTGGTACTGCTGATCCGCCCATTGGTACCTGATGCCAGCAAGCTAAAACTGGTGCCGCCATAGTCGTCGTTGCCGTTCTCGAAATCGAGGTACAGAGTGGCCATGCTTCAGAATAACAGCGAAACAGCAAGTTGAGTAACTGTACCACTACTTGCACTGGTGGTCAGCCATACGAAATTGTTAATCGGCACCGTTGCGTTATTGAAGCTGGTAGTGCTTACACCAGTGGTGGTATTAGCGCAAGTAATACCACCTGTCACTACTTCCGTTCCGGCGGCAGAAATATCAGCGCCATAGCGAATAGAGAATGTAATAGACGGCGTAGAGCCCATTACCGTTGAACGGATTTGCGAAAATGTAATACTGGATGTGGTAAAGAACAGTACAACGTCCTCTGAACTGGTGGGATTAATAATCGTCAATGCTTTTGGCGCTGCAACGCCAGTAACGCCGGTAGCACCAGAAACACCGATTGCACCGGTTGCACCGCTAACGCCAACCGCGCCTGTTGCACCCGTTGCTCCATCTGTTCCAGCAACACCAGTGGCACCAGTCACACCAACAACGCCGGTCGCGCCAGTAGGACCTGTCTCGCCGATGACACCGGTAGCACCCTGCACACCAGTAGCACCGGTGACCCCAGCGACACCCGTTGCCCCGGTCACGCCAGTGGCGCCAGGGACACCCTGGGCACCCGTGGCCCCAGTCGCACCAGAAGCGCCTACAACGCCTGTTGCGCCCGTAGCCCCAGCGACACCCGTCGCCCCAGTTGCACCGCTGACACCGACGACTCCAGTCGCCCCTGTGGCGCCACTGACACCGACAACACCCGTTGCTCCAGTGGCTCCGGAAACGCCGACTACACCAGTGGCCCCAGTTACACCGCTGACGCCAACGACGCCAGTAGCACCAGTCGCTCCGTTCAGCCCGGAAACACCGGTTGCCCCGGTAACACCTACGACACCAGTTGCACCTGTGACACCTGTTGCGCCCTGAGGGCCTGTTGGACCAGCAACACCTGTTGCGCCAGTTGCACCTTGCGGACCAACATAGCCAAGTGTGATTGCAGTTTTCCAGGAGGATGGGGTATTTCCAGAATGCAGGAAGTGAACTGTCGTATTAGATGTATTCGTAGTCTTCGCGTATATCTTTGTGACGATCCTATCTGTTGGATCTACTGGATTCGCCGCTGTATTTATGGCAAGCGTCGTATAATAGCTTGATGTTGTTGCATTGATCTCGGGCGAATCAATCTGGAAGAACAGTGTTTCGGTTCCTGCTGTATTGCGTAAATAAACCTTAAACACAAGTCTTGAGTCGCCTGTGCTGTCAGAGACATAGGCCCAGAATCTTGCCTCATACTCACCGGCGGGCAACTCAGTCAGTCCTGGATCGCCAGGCGCAGTAATAAACTCCTCGATTAACACTTCACCAGCACTTGAGCTGGTGACAGCAGACATATCATCTTGCGGATTCGTGTCTGGCGTGTCGGGCGTGAGACTTTCGTAGCCACTGATATTTGAATTGTCTTGCGAGAAATACCAAATTCGACCACTTGCAGAGATGCCTGCTACACCAGTTGCCCCGGTAACACCAGTGGCGCCCGTCTGTCCAACAGGGCCGGTTGCCCCAGTGATACCTGTTGCGCCGGTGACACCACTTGGGCCAACGACACCGGTGGCTCCGGTCACACCCTGGACACCGCTTGGACCTGTCGCCCCAGTCGCCCCGCTGACACCAATCGGGCCAGTTGCTCCAGTCGCACCAGAAACACCAACAACTCCTGTTGCGCCCGTGACACCGACTACGCCGGTTGCCCCAGTTACACCTGTCGGGCCAATCGGACCGGTCGAACCAACAGGGCCCGTTGCGCCCGTAACCCCACTGGGACCAGTAGGGCCAGCGATTCCAGTTGCGCCAGTTGCGCCAGTAACGCCTTGAACGCCTGATGCACCTGTCGGGCCAATTGCACCAGTTGCACCAGTAACTCCAGTGGCGCCATCAACACCAGTTGGACCAGTACTTCCAATCGGACCTGTTGCACCGACTGGACCAGTGGCGCCAGAAATACCAATAACACCAGTTGCGCCAATTACCCCTGTGGCACCTGTCGCGCCAGTTGCACCCGTCGCTCCACCAACCCCAGTAACTCCGGTAGGCCCAATTGGTCCGGTCGCACCCGTAGCACCGGATACACCAACGACACCTGTGGCACCTGTCGCGCCAGAAACACCAATGACGCCAGTTGCGCCAGAAACACCGACAACACCCGTGGCACCTGTTGCACCAGAGACGCCAACAACACCGGTCGCTCCAGTTGCGCCAGTAACGCCAACTACGCCGGTAGCACCAGAAACACCAGCTACCCCGGTTGCGCCTGTGATGCCTACTGGACCTGTAGCACCGGTTATCCCGATAGGCCCAGTGGGGCCAGTTGGCCCAGACAGACCTTCGATACCCGTGGCGCCAGTTACACCCGTCGCTCCCTGAGGGCCGGTGGGACCAGTTTCACCTTGGGGGCCAGTGGCTCCGGTTGCACCATCTGGGCCAGTTACACCAGTCGCACCTTGAATACCAGGACTTGCTATTACGTCCCAATAAGTTGGGTCAGTCGGCAAATATCCAGGATTTGGTTCACCAATTCTGTAATAAGTACCACCAGCAAATGTTACGACATCACCAGGGTAATAATCGACTCCATTGTCATATTCACCAACAAAATTCCACAGGGCGTCAGCACCAGCAACACCAGTCGCACCGGTAACACCAACAGGGCCGGTTGCGCCGGTAACACCAGTAGCGCCAGTGACGCCAGGGATCCCTTGTGGGCCAGGAACAATAACTTTTACAGTCGCAACTGTTCCGGTCGAGACTTTTACATTAGAAATTGCCTCAGTTACCTTAACGTTAACTTGCGTCGAGGTAACTTTTACAATGTTCCTAGAACTCATAGCGTATAACCCTCGGAGACATAAATAATTCCCTCAAGATAATATTCTGCAATTCCGCCTGGATTTTCAAGTTTTACATCGTAAAAGCATTCATCTGGTAAAAGCGCTGTTTGTAGCTCGCTTAAAAAAAGCTGAATTTTGCCGAGCACGCGATCAATATAAGTAACAGAAAAATCCGCATATTTTGTCGTTCTATCTTTATTCCAGACCTGAGCGTAAACAGTCCAGCCAGTTAAATTTAGGGCAACGCCTTCAGACTCCTCAAATTCAAGCGGCAGTGGATGGTCAGCCCTGCGTTGAATTGAAAAATTGTAGACGCCAGGCTCTACCGCCATTTCGTCAAGGGCAGTTGCGGTCAGTCTATTCGACTGAGGCCAGCCTGTTCAACTGAAATCTTTTGGCCTAGAAAGAGCGGCAAGTGCAAGTCTGTAATAATTGCAGTCGGTTTTTCCCGCCGCTTCAAGCGCTTTTTTAATTTGCTCCCATTTTTTGCGTTCAGCAAAATTCATCAGGAGCGCCCTTGCCCTCGATACGGCTTTTTGCCTTTCCGCCGTGGGCGTGAATGCTGCCCGAAGCCCTGAGAGGTCGTTTTTGGGCGACCCGGTTGATGCTCGATGCGAGCTGTGCCGACTTTGGAACGAACGGCCATTGTTGATAGTTATGCGATTGTCAGAATACCATTAACCCCATCAAAGTCAACAGTAAAAGTTTCACCACCATTCAATGCAATATTTGTTCCATAATCATACCAACCAATCAACAGATCATTTGTGCTTGTTTGATTAAAAACTATAATGTACCTAAATGTAGCAACTGGTCCAGTCGCGGTGAGCGTTAAGTCGTTGATGATCAACCTATATAGCCCGCCAGTTTGAGCAGACGAAGATCGCGTAAGGGTTCGCGCCGATAAATTTGTGTATGAAATTTGAGTAATATCGCTTAATTGTGTATTTGCTGCACTTGGCGCAGTCGCGGAAAGGGCAATTTCAAGTTGATCGCTGCCAAGATCATGCTGCTTTTCTGCAACCGCCTCTGCAAAGCTATCAAATTTGTTAAATGGAACTGGCATTGCCTGAAATAGCGCTGATCCAGTCTATTGTCTCAAGGCAGACTGCTTAAACATTTTGTTTAAATGTGTATAAATTGAAGATTTCGGTAGACGTAATATCCGCAAATGATGTGACAGGAGAAGAGACCCACTTGAAAAATTTAGTTCCATAACCTGCGTATTGTTCATCAGACGCGTATTGACTACCATACGTTGTCAGCGAATCTGCCTGAGAGAGGAAACCTTGTAATCCTGTTCTGGACGGCGCAATTGTAAGCGAGCTTACACTTGCAACCGTTGCAGCAGGCCCAATATACTGACCAATTTCACTACCATTAGTAACACTAAAAGCTTGTGGGCCAGCAATATTATTGAATACTCCTCTATTGAATGACAAAAGCGCAACCTCGTTGGAGGGGTACCCACCATTTGAAAATGTTATTCTTGGTGACGTGGACACAAACGATGTATATTTATTCGATCCGTATCCACCACTTTGACTAAGCTGTTGGCCGGCCAAATAACTTATACCAGAAAAATTACCAAGCTGCGTGATGCGGCCAGAAGAATTTATGGTTACATCAATAATAATATTTAATGCACCAAAATCTCTCGGCCCAGATAAATGTAATTTTTGTCTTACTGTATCAACCGATGCTTCGTTTGTAACGCCACCCATGCGAGGCTGATCCAGATACGAAGGCCAGTTATAGGCAAACTTTGGAATTCCAATAAGACTACTGATCCAGCCAAATTGAGTTGATGCTGGAGAATATTTTGCGTGATCAACTATCTGTCCGTTTTCGCCAATAATCATTATCTCAAATGGAATGCCAGGCGTGGTATGAATAAAAACGGCTACAGCTTGGCGATTATTCAGCATTCTAGTGTACTCTGGTTTCATCCCAGTACTTCCAAGACTTGGATCTGGCGTGGTTGGATATATTCCAATCCCAGATGGAGTTAACGTGTGACCCTGAATTAAAAATGCTACATTGCGCGCGCCCAGCAATGTATAGGGTTGGCTGCCTAAATAACCAAGTTGTTTTATGCTTATGGAGTTGCTGGAATATTCATATTGAATGAGTCCGGCGCCATTACTTGAATCAAATTCACAACATATATATTTCCCAGTACCTGGCTGTGCATAGGCGCATAATTTTCTCAGCTCTGGATAGTATCTTATTTCAAAAAATAATCCCTGAATAGTCTCTGTACCATAAAACGGGAAATATGATGTATAGTATGCACTAAAGTTGAAAAATGTTCGCCATAGACACTCTCCAGTATTAACACTAATGCAAGCAATAGAATGTCTTGTCGCAGTAGTGCTAGAATATAAATCTCCTCCTGCTTCATCCAGTTGCCACGCAACAAATATTTTGTTGTTTTTTTCATCTGCCGTCATCATTATTATATTATTCCCTGGATAGTAGCCCCATCTGTCTGCAAGTTGATTGTATCTTCTTACCCATACAACTTGTCCGGATGGTTTAAATTTTGCTAAACAAAATGTACTTATTATGCCACCTGGCATCAGTGGGTCATTGATTTGCTCGTCCCTAAAGTATGCGAGATAAATATATCCATCATCAAATGTATAGCTATTGGAAGAATGTATGCCTGAGTCTTCATTCTGAAGGCGCGCGACCCATGCATCAGCCTGTCCAAGAAAATTCGGATCATAGCTTCCATAATCCGATTCACACAGGGCGTCGTCATCGCAAGTTGCTACGCCTGGCGTGAAAATAGGTGGTTGTATGTCAAATACTCTGCGAAATGTTGCCGTTAGCTTAAGAACACCATATGTATCTTGCTGAACTTCCCATTCGTCACAACGCCACTTAAAAAGCGAGGTTGAATCCGGCGGCTGCCATTCAAATATCTCACCAATATCTGCTCTTGCCTGCAAGAATCCATCTATAATATCAATCTCTTCGGCCTCTCTAATCCAAGTAAGTTCCCATTCTGGTTTTACTGAATTAAGTCCAAAAATACTTGATTTTTCGTATCCGTCTCCAAGAGCAATCTTTTGTGAAGACGACTGAGACTTTTTGCTAGCAGGATAAACAGGATCAAACGCTGGAAAAACTGCCATGACTCACCATCGGCCCAATGGGCATTCGGCATCTCTTAGGCGCACCTTAGCATAAACGAAACATCCACACACGCCGCATTTTTGTAAATGCTTGTGCAATCTTTCGCATTCCCTGCAAATCAGCAGACGTTGCTTGGCTGTTTCACCATCTGCAATTCTATTAAGCATTAAGTGCTAACAGTCTTTGTTTCTCTGCGCCACGAAGGAAGAATCGGAATGCTTGTCGTGATTGCGCCAAGAACGACTAATGCCGTACCATCAATTTTAACTGCAGTTGTATTAATTACAAATGTATTACCAGAAACATTGTCAACAACAATAGCAGACGGTTGAAGTATTGAATTAACCGTTGTGTTAAACGTGCTTTGATTAAAGGAAGCCACTAGATTATCCTCGCAAGAAACATGACTTTAGCCGTAGTTGATGTCAGCAGGGTAATAATTTCCCATTCACTAACACCAGGATTGATTACAAATGTATCTTGAACTGCCATCGAACTGCTTGCATAATGTCCAGCAACAGCAAAATCTGCTGGCAGGGCTGGAAGGTAGTTGCTTACTTCGATATTTGTCGAAAGCGGAATATAGTCAGATGCAAGCCCGGTGTTCACGCTAGCAAGGGCGGATGGAAGCCAGTTCGTACCAGAAAAAGCGCCGCCACCATTGGCATTGAGATACTGCTGTCCACTGGAGGCATTTCCACCAAGAACACCAGTTGAACTGGTAAATACAACCTCTTTAAACGCAGCACTTGTTCCCGAAAAAGTTCCCAAAAACCCTCCGTATTGGGTTCTCTTCAGGGTAATGCCAGACTGAAATCGAATAATTGCATTAGACGAGCCTACGCCACCATTTGATGCGACGGCAGAATGAAAACCATTGAACGCAAATTTTGTCTGATCAAGAAATCCACTTGCTGGCGTATTATAGGTTCCAAATGGAACGATAAAGTTAAAGTTTGACGTACCATTCCTGATGAGGAACCAACTACAATTTGAATTGACTTGACTCGTGTATCTAATCAAAGAGACATCGGTTGTATTTGTAAGTGTAATTAGCTGTAGAGAATATGTTGTAATGTTTACGGATGATTGCCAAAAATGCTGCCCTGCTGTTCCAGTTGGGACATGATTTACGGCATCCCATTGAAGAGCAAAAGAGTGAAATACACCTGTTGTTGTAAACATGAACCAGTAATAAACTGTTCCATATGTTTGCCCGCTTACATTTACAACTTGAACTATCCTGTGCTCAATCCCAGAGTTTGAGAAACTATCAAACCAGTCCGTCATTAGACCTGCATCAATAAATGCAGATCGAAAAATTGTTGCCAGTTGAGTAGCCGTCCAGGCGCTAGGAGAGGCGCTAGCTACATAGGTCTGCTTAGTGACGGGCATGATCAGGAAATGTCCTCATAGTTGATTGTAATATCAATACTAGAAGCGGCGGACGCTTTTGCGTAAATTGCATCTCCCTCTTCTAGGTAAATATATTCATTTTTATCAATTATCACTAAAAATGTTCCGGGAGAAATGGAAACGTTTTTTATAATATAAGAATGTGTTGCTGATCTAAAAAATGTAACCTCAAGCGACGCGGAAACGGCTGATACGCTGGTGGCTCGTAATGTATTAACCTTAAGGACTTTACTGCTTGCTGCTGAATTTGCAAGCGCAGAGGCGAGAGAAGTCGTGCAGCTATATGTAGCTGTTTTTCCAATAATTGTTGTAGGAAGCCTGAGATTTGGTGCTGCCATAATCGCTCAATCGCCCCACCAATCTACCTGGAATTCCCTATCCCATCCATATACCTGCAAAGGCATACTTGAAAAATAGTCCGATGCTACTGCCTGAACAAAATCTATTTGATTGCCTGTAATATTATATGCAGCTGTTGCTGCTGACATAATATACAATCTTGAAAAACCTACAGAACTTGCTGCAATGGAATAAGCACCGGTAGATGCCCCAATAAATCTGCCAAATGTAAAATTAGCTGGATTGCCAATAATAGAAAAGTTGCCGCTCTGAAACTGAAAATTAACTGTATTTTCAAATTCAATAACTCTTCTAAAAGTTGCGTTAACTTCTGACGCGAATGCGTCGAACATGCTTTTCGACCAAGTATCGCACCTGTATCTATTTGTTGGGTAACCTGGCGGAGTCCAAAGAAATATTTGATTTGTTTTTGCACATTCCTCTAGAAATGCATCAATTATATTTGCGTCTTCATCATAAAGAATCCATTTGACATCCCATTCTGGTGTTGTTTGATTTAATCCAGTTGTTTCAACTTGTTCGTAGCCCCAACCTGGAGCTTGCATTCGATTTTGCTTTGGCCGAATCCTTTTTTTAATTGGATATACGGGGTCGTATGCCGGAAATTCAAGGTCGGCCATGCACTGCTATCCCTCAACCTTCATAGCGAATATTAATTGTGCCAGCGTCGAAGGTATCCGTTCCATTCACAGTGGTAATGCGAATACGATCAAATGCACCAGGAAGAAGAATATCGCCACCAGACATTGAAGCCTGAGCCGAATCACTGTTGCCAGTTGCACTTGACATCACCCATTGATTGCCGGTGACCTGCGAAATGGTCGCAGAACCTGAAGTAACAGTTGTCGCTGTGCGCGAAGCCGTAACAATCAATCCGGTGGTTGAGTTTGCCGTAGAAGCAGTTGAAGTAAATGCCCCGGAGAAATAGCCAGTAGAAACAAATCCGCTTGATGTCCCAAGTTGAATTTGCAAATTTGATGTTCCGCTTGTGCTAACACCAACAAAAAGAACTGTGATCTTTACAGCCCAAGTCGGAATACCAGTGAAATCAACGTATGTTCCCGATGTTGGCGTAACCGCTGTGCCGGCGACGTAGCGAACACGGCCTGCCCATGTTTGAACACCAGCGCCATCCGTCTCCAGAACCAGCCCAGAAGACCCTGCAGTGGCCGGAGCCGTCACCAATCCAAGATTGGCCGTAGCAAGTGTGCCGACTGTTATCCAGCCCGTATTCGCGGCATTACGGAGCTTCAGGAGGCCGGTGGCGGTGTCGGCCCAGGGCTGATAGGCGTAGGTGGTTGCCGGAGCTGTCGAGCCGCTGTTGAGAGTCGCAATTGCGGCAAGTACATTGTTCAGGTCGGCACGAACAGTCGCTCCAGTGGCGTTGTCAATGATGTAATCGTGCTGAGCCATAGCTTTAGCGCCTTCTGCCGTATCCTACAGCCATATAAGTAAACAGGCGACTGACTGGATTACCAGCAGAATCAAAGAACGAAACCTGAAAGCCAGTTGAATTAAGAGAGGCGATTGTGTAATAGTCTCCAGCGGCCATTTGAAGTGATGTAATGGAAACAGTTGGCGTTTGATAGAAGGCATTGCCAAATGTTACTTGATATGCACTTGTGCCGCTCGTAATCGCCGAAATTGATCGCTCCGTGCGCTGCCTAAGTTTTATCTTAGCGCCAAGTTCCTTGACAACAAGGTTTTGGTTTGCCTGAAAACTTGTAATCGTTGATTTGAATTGAAATCCTCTGCCTGTAACTAAATTATTTGTGCAAGGTCGCCATTCATCCCAGTCCGTAAATCCATAATCAAAATCAGTCCAGGCATCAATAGGCCCAGGAAAGGAATCGAGCGATACAACGGTTGGATCGTCATCAGTTGTGCGAACATAAACACTTGCATTTGCATCTGTGACATCAATTGAATCAAAATCACCCCACGTATCTATTTCTACGATATTATCATCAAAATAAGTTGCAACATTGTATGGCTCAACTTGCAATCTTCGCACGACGACTGCATCGTAGACTCCACCCATGTCATATATCGAAGAGAGAATATATTCACCGTATTCACTAACACCTCCTTCTAAATCAATTGACGAAATACCATCGAAATCACTATCTGGCGCAAAGTCGTCAAATTTATGTCCAACTGCTAGTACGAGTCCGTCTTTGATTGCGTCATAGTAAATTTCTTTGCCATTGCCGATAAAACCAGTGTTATCGGCTTCTATGCTTGTCACAAGAAGCAGTGGATTCGGCTCTGGTGCCCTTATTGATGCCTGTCCAGGCTGAAGAGATCTTACATTTTGGCTTGTGCTAAATTTTACAAGATATGTGCCCTCAAGCAGTGGGACAAGCGTGGAGTTCTGCGCACCGGAAACTGGCTCAACAATTTGAGTGCTGTAATCCCAGGATGCGCCTGTAGTAGTAGCTTGGTGATAAATAAGTGTTTTGCCGCCAATATTTACATATGCATTTCCTGAGTCATTCCAGGCTACAAGAGCAACAAATTCGTCAACTGCAGTGATTGTCACACCAGTCGGATCCGGTGGAATGTTTTCCTGCGGTGCAACAATTTGCTTTATTCTTGACGCATTTGACCTTTCTCCCAGTCCATTAATAGCAATTACTTCTATTTCATACGTTCCTGCTTTTGCGTTTGGAATTTCAAACGATGGCGAAAACGTGGAAAACTCTTGCCAGTTGTAGCTCATTAGCCTACCAGCCTATAACGAACTTGATACTGGACGGCATTGGCGTCTGTTTCCCAGCTAATCAATAGCTTATTCGACAGGCTGCCATCCGACGTTGTTGTTGCCACGTTAGTAAGCAGATTCTTGGGATCACCAGGAAGAGAAACATCAAGCGGCAAAAGGACTTTTCTTTCAAGTGATGCGCCTCGCTCTATGTAGTCATACTTGCTTTCGTTGTATGAAATTGCTGTAATAGTATATTCAGTCTGATCGCTTTCTTCAACGGAAAGCACTCTCCATAAGGATGCCGGCATATCAATATTGCTGTAAATAAATGTTCCGCCAATTATGGGAGTTGAATCAAATCCACCAGAAATATTTATGCGTGACCCAGATACAGAAGAAACATCTTTCAGTTCTGCTGTTCCGTCAATCATGGAAACATAGATTTGCGGTGTTCCGCTGACCGGCATATCAGTCGAATCTCCGGAATCAATTGTGATATAATTCGTTCCAGCGGCTTTAATTCTTCCACCTCTTCTTGTGCCGGCTCTAAGCGGATCCGAAACAGAAATTACAGTTCCAGGGCGAACTTCAATCGCCATGTCAATACTTGTTTTAAATGTCAATACGTCAGTTTCATTTTGCTCGCTGTAAAGAAGCCATTCGCCAACACGATGAGCCTGTGAACGACTCGTGCAGGCAAACGCCTCGATTTCAGTAGTAAGAACTCCGTAGCGACTAATTCCAACAGGATCCTCTACTGATTCATAGTTGTATTCCTGATTTTCCATGTCAAAATATTTAACAATGGCTACCGTATGCCTTGATTTAAGGCTGCTTCCGTTGTATTGAAAGCCCTCTTCCGTAACATTTGATTGATTAAAGACAATAGTTGGCGAGGTTGGCC